GATTGCACTACTTATGGCTTCATCAAAGACGGAAAGATAGTTGGTGGTGTAGTGTTTTATGATTGGCGAATAGAGGATATGGTGTTTTCAGTAGCTTTCGAGGATAGGGGCTGTGTTACACGAAGGATTTTGAAGATACTTTTTGACTATCCGTTTAATCAGGTTGGATGCCATAGAATTACAGCATATACAGATGTAGAAAATGAAATGTCTAACAAGCTATTAAAGAGATTAGGGTTTCAGAAAGAAGGTCGATATAGAGAAATATCGAGAGAGCGCAAAGACGCAAACATTTACGGTATGCTCAAACGAGAGTGTATCTGGCTAGGAGAGAATAATGGGTAAGAAATCAGCACCAGCAGCACCACCACCACCTGTAGATTATGCAGCGGAAGCGGCACAGCGGGAGAAAGAAGAAAAGGAAATGGCAGAAGAGCTAGATGCTGAGAGGGCTAGTTTGATGCGTAAGCGTAAAACAGGTCGATATTCCACACTTTTAACAGGTGGTGAGGGCGTTCAGGATGAGACAGAAGTTAAAAGGAAGAGCCTGCTTGGAGGTGAATAATGTCTGTCGAGAAAATACTTAAACGGCTTAATAGCCTGGAATCAACGAAAAGCACTTGGTCTGACCATTGGCAAGAGATACTTGATTATGTAATGCCTCGTAAAGCGGAGGTAACAGTCAATTACGGCAAAGGCCAGAAGCGTACTGAAAACCTGTTTGACTCTACAGCGATTCATGCAAATACACTGCTGGCTGCTTCCTTGCAGGGAACACTAACATCAGCGTCATTGCCCTGGTTTCACCTGAAAGTAACGGACGAAAACCTAAATCAGCGTAGAGACGTAGCTGTATGGCTAGAGGATTGTCGCAATCGGATGTATAAGGCGTTCAACTCCTCAAACTTCAACACAGAGGTACATGAGTTCTATTTGGATATTACATCCATTGGTACTTCATGCCTTGAGGTAGAAGAAGTAGAAGAGACCGGACAAATGTCTTTTCGATCTCTGCATATCTCAGAGTATTTCGTAACTGAAAACAAGAGAGGGGAAATTGACACTCTCTATCGGAAGTTCGACTACTCAGCACGTCAAGCAGTTCAAAGGTGGGGTGATGCTGTAGGAGAAAAGGTTAATAAGGCGTACAAGGAAAACCCTGACAAGAAGTTCAGTTTTGTGCATTGTGTCATGCCATCAGAAGAATATGAGGGCATGACAAAATTGCCTTTCGTATCAATCTATATTGGGATAGAGGATAAGAAAGTGGTACATGAGGGTGGCTATAATGAAATGCCATATCTTGTAACACGTTGGTCTAAAGCGTCCGGTGAAGAGTATGGTCGTTCTCCAGCTTACAATGCTCTGCCAGACATTAAGACTCTGAATAAAGCTGTAGAGTTAGGACTAAAGGCATGGGCTAAAGCGATTGATCCTCCATTGATGGTAGAAGATGACGGAGTAATAGGTCGAGTAGTAACAAAACCTGGTGGTCTGACTACTGTACGCAGAGATGGTGCAGTTAAAGAAATGGGTATAGGTGCAAGATTTGACGTTTCTGATATGAAGGAGACAGAGCTTCGAGGATCAATCAAGCAAGCGTTCTTCTCGGATCAGTTAGAGCTACAATCCGGCCCTCAAATGACCGCTACAGAGGTTCAGGTTCGATATGAGCTAATGCAAAGGCTTCTCGGCCCGACTCTCGGAAGATTCCAGACTGAGTTTCTAAATCCTCTTATTGATAGATGTTTTGCAATCATGCAAAGGAACGAACAATTCCTTCCCGCTCCAGAGGTATTAAATGGAATCAGGGTAGATATTGAGTATGTCGGCCCACTAGCTCGATCTCAGAGAATGGAGGAGGCAGTGGCAGTTGAGAGACTGTATGAAATGGCTGGAATGTTAGCTCAGATGACACCTGAAATTATGGACAACCTTGACCATGATGCAGCAATCCGCTCAAGAGCAGAGTTGTTGGGTGTGCCAAAGAACATTCTCAAAGACCCAATGCAAGTTCAGGCTGAAAGACAGCAACGTCAAGAGCAACAACAGCAGATGATGGAAATGCAACAGGCTCAACAGGCTACAAGTATGGCAGCTCAAGCAGCACCAATGCTAGGAGCAGAGAGCGTAGAGTCTACAATGGGTGGAATGGAGCAGATAGCGGAGGCAGTAGGTGGCTAAAGCAATCTCGAAACTCAAAAAAGAATATGCAATTGCTTTCAGTTCACCAGAGGGTGAAGCAGTCCTCGATGATCTGAGAGCAGCATACCAAATGCGAGAATCATTCGTTAAGGGTGATCCGTATGAAACAGCGAGGAGAGAGGGCGAAAGAGCCGTTTATCTTCGTATTATCCACATGAGTAATCTTAAAGAGGAACATAAATGACCGAAGCAGCAATGACCACAGAAGCAGAGGATAATGCACCAGCACCCGAAGCGAGTGATAATCAAAGCGATTGGAGAAGTGGGCTTTCAGAGGAATTGAGAACAGAGCCTACACTAGCAAACATTAACGATGTAGAGTCAGCAGCAAAGACTCTGGTGCATCAGCAAAAGATGATGGGAACTCGTATTCCATTACCAAAGACTGATGAGGAGCGAGAAGAGCTTTATGCAAAGCTAGGTCGTCCAGAGAAAGCGGAAGATTATGAGCTGAGTGTACCAATAGGTTATGAACAGTATTACCCACAGGAAATGATGGGTTCGTTCAAGGAGGCAGGCCATAAACTAGGTCTTACTCCAGATCAAATGTCAGGATTGATGGAATGGCAGAAGGGGGCTATTGATTTTCAGTCAGGCCAAGAGCAATCAACCATAGAAACACTGGCCTCTCAGTCAGAGGAAACATTACGTCAAGAGTTTGGTGGTGATTATGAAAAGAACATAAGAGCTGCAAATAGAGCATTAAGCGTATACGGAGACAAGGCACTCCAGGATAAACTGGCAGACCCTCGGTATGGTAATGATCCTGATTTAATCCGACTGCTTGCTAACGCAGGTAAGGATATTACTGAGGATTCAGCACAAGGGACAACGAACAATTCATTGGTAATGAGTCCATTGGATGCCAAAATGCGAATTGACCAGATAAATGGTGATAAAGAACACGCATACTGGAATCCTCAGAATCCTAAACATAATGATGCACAGGAAGAGATGAGGCAATTATTTGAGAAAGCGCACAGTTAAAATAAAGTGTTGATATTATTGTGGGGTAGAGTATAAACTTACCCCACAGCTTCAAAAACTGCCCGAAAGGATAACAGTGGAAGCAGGATAACCACCTAAAGTTCGTATAGTCAGCGTAATAGACAGGACACCCGAAAGGATAATGACCGTTTTTTGTTTTTAACCTAACAAGGAGGGCATTATGTCCACTCAAATTACAACTGCATTTGTAGAGCAGTATAAGAGTAATGTACTTCACCTTGCACAGCAGAAGGGATCACGTCTACGTGGCGTAGTTCGTTATGAGTCTGTAACAGGTAAGAGTCATTATTTCGAGCGCATTGGCGCAACGGCAGCACGCAAGCGTACTTCACGCCACTCAGATACTCCACGCATGGATACTCCGCATTCCAGACGTAGGGTTACTATGGATGATTACGATTGGGCTGATATGGTAGATAATGAAGATAAGGTGCGTATGCTTATCACCCCACAGAGCGAATATGCTATGGCGGGTGCTAATGCTATGGGTCGTGCTATGGACGATGCTATCATTGAAGCAGTAAATGGTAATGCCTATGGTGGCGTTTCTGGCGGTACTTCAATCGCGCTCCCATCTTCACAGAAGATCACTGAGAGCGGTACTGACGGACTGACTTTGACGAAACTTCTTAACATCAAAGAGATTCTTGATGCTTCTGAGGCTGATCCAGAGGAGCAACGCTGTATCGTATGTTCTGCCAAGCAGGTTACTGATATGTTGGGTGTTACTCAGATCACAAGTTCTGACTACAACAGCGTAAAAGCACTTGCTCAGGGTGACATTGATACCTTTATGGGTTTCAAGTTCATTCGTTCCGAGCGTCTAGGTACATCTGGCAGTATGCGTCAGGTTCTTGCGTTCACTCAATCTGGTATCGGTCTTGCAGTCGGTTCTGACATTTCTACTCGTATTAGCGAGCGTGCTGATAAGAACTATGCAACTCAGGTATTCCTTTCAATGACTATCGGTGCTACTCGTGTTGAAGATGAGAAAGCAGTCGAGATCGAGTGCTACGAAGCATAAAGGAGATAGAAAATGGCTGTTACTACTCAAAAAAGTACGCAAGTAACCAACTTTGATGCCGAGCCTGCCGTAATGGAGGAAACTTCGGATATTCATGGTCGTTTGCGAATTGCTTATTTCGATCACACTCAGTCTGGTGCTGGTGATGCAACCTCTTCTGTAGAGATTGTTCGCCTACCACCTGGAACCGTCCGCTTGTTGGGCGCACTGAGTCGTATCGAACACGCATGGACTACTGCTAGTGCAACGATGGATGTTGGTTGGGATGCCTATACGGATCTTGACGGTGACGCTGTAGCTGCTGACGCAGATGGTCTTGATAACGGTATTGATGTTGATACCGCTGGTGTTACTGCTATTGGGTCTACCCAAGCAGCAGATACCAAGACGTTCATTTCTCGTGATGGTGTATCTATTCGGCTAACAAGTCAGGATACCGCTATTGCAGATACGAACACTGCATCAGGCTATCTGGTCTATGTTGTAGACTAAAGTGAAACGTGGAGGGGTGGGAAACTGCCCTTCCACACAATAGGAGCGTGATATGGCTACAGAGGTCTCAATCTGTTCTAATGCCCTAAGAAAACTAGGGGATGACCCAATCACCTCCCTAACTGATAATACAGAGCGAGCAAGGCTCTGTAATGCGTTTTACGAACCCACAAGGGATTCTGTATTAAGAGCGCATACATGGAATTTCGCTATTCGTAGACAAGAGCTGGCACAGCTAACCAGTACGCCAGAATTTGATTACGATTATGAATACACCTTACCAACTAGCCCGTACTGTCTGCGTGTTCTCAAGATGGAATACGATGAGTATGAGTTCAAAATTGAGGGAAGAAAACTATTATCTAACGAAGGTACGGCAAAGATTCTCTATATAGGGAAAATCACTGATCCGGCTGAGTTTGATGTAATGTTTGTAGAGGCTCTAACTGCACGCCTAGCAGCAGAGCTGGCTTATTCCATCACTGGAAGCAATGGTATGTCAAAGCAGATGTGGGAGCTATACGAGTTGAAGGTTGCAGAGGCTCGAAGTATTGACGGACAAGAAGGATTCCTTGATAGCATCATTGCAGACACCTTTACAAGTTTCCGTAAATAATGGCTAGAGTTCATCCTTTTCAGTCAAATTTTACAGCAGGAGAGTTAAGTCCTCGCCTGGAAGGTCAGATTGACTTCAAGAAATACTTTAATGGATGCAGTGAATTAACAAACATGATTGTATATCC